CTTGTATAGTCATAAATGGCCTACCTTTTTTACGGGTAAGCCATTCGTCACTATTAACACCAACAATTAGTTTATCTCCTAATCGTTTTGCTGCTTTAAAATATTCGATGTGCCCTGAATGTAAAGGATCAAATCCTCCTGTAACAAGTACTGTTTTCTTCATTTAATCCTCAAGTGAATCTGTCACATCTGTTTCTTTTACCATTGCTCCTAGTCTGCTAGGGTTTTTATAAACTGTCTTAAAGAATCTACTACCTGCTGATCCAATATCAGCAATTTCTAAATCAAGTTTGCCTCGTAACTCGTCTCCTAACTCAACACTTTTTTCCCATACTTTACCAGGATCCCAAGACATACCTGTACGTGGACAAATAATACCTTCACCTTCGAACTGTGGGAAAAGTTCTTCTTTAAAGTAGTTGCTGAGCCAATCAAAATCACGTACATTACGCCAGTCCCAATCGTTTCTTGTAATGTTTGTCATATAAGCACCTAGACGTGCGCCATAGATTGCCCAAAGCCCGTTTTCTACATCTTCGCCAACAGTCATCCATACCATTAACCGCTTGTAATTTTCTCTATGAATGTATTTTAATTTCTCTGGAGGAACAACATCGCCATTTTCTAATCCCATTTTAACACCTTCACGGAAACCAGCACGCCATGCTTGTAGTGGGCTACCGTTGTTCATAACATCACAATAAATGTTGTTCATTTGTACATAATGAATGTTCCAGCAAAAGTCAACTTGCGCACGTTTATCTGTTTCAGGTGCTGCTTCATGTGTTCGCATAGCATTAACAACATCTACTGGCCAACATTTGATGCCGCCGTTGCCGTACACAAGACCGTTGATAGTGTTTTTACCTGCCCAACTAATAACATCACTGCCTCGAACACGATCCATATCAATTTCAATGTTAAAAAAATCATCTCTAACAATATTGTCAGCATCAACTGTAATAAAACGTTCTGTTTCACTAAGTGCTGCCGCAGCTTTGTGTGCTGCATCGCTTCCCCAAACGCCATGACTGCGTTTTGCCCACGGACATTTTTCAAGCAGATCTGAATAATTTTCGTCTGCATTTGGTTCATCATAACTGATAAACACAATATCAAATTCTGAGATTGGTACTAGGTTGGCCATCAAAGTTCCTCGTATTTAAATGTTAAGTGTTTTCCATTTTCTCCAAGCAGTATTCGACTACTTTTTAAATCAAAAGGAATATCATCGCAATGGAATTCTTGTTCCCATCCAATAATTGTTTTTGGTATTTTTATTTTTCCTAAAAAACTATTAGGATCGTCAGATGTAAAATACAAAGTCAAATCATTGAACAGTTTATATTCATCTGGATTTTGAAAGTTACTTTTAATTATATATCCTGTGTTAGTCGGGCTGATTATAAATGTAGGATGATCACCAGCAAAATCAACATGCTTGTGTTGACGTTTGATACTTTTTCTTTTGTGAAATTCGCCGCCAGTAAAATAGTCTTTGTGCTTTAAACCGTATGACTTAAAGATACGTTTAGTAAGTACTCTGACATCACCTAAAGCACACACATTTCTCAAGTTATCCAACTCAAAGACTTTGAATCCAGAAGAAATTAAGTCAACAGGATCAATTTCAATAGTATTAATTAAATAGGTAGGATCGTTATCTTTAATAAGGAATAACTGAATCTTATCGTATTCTCCACCAAGTTCAGGGTTAATAACCGTTTGATTTGAGTAACGCTTTCCTGTCATACGATAAAGTGTATCTTGACTAAAGTTTACTTCCATTTTCCAATCTTGCTTGTAGAGTATAATATTAATATCACTAAGAGTATCCGGCTTTGCAAAAGGAACACTACTTAGTACTTCTTCTGCACGTTTGATTCTAACAACATCAGACTTAGGTAATAGTACAGGGCCTTCTAATAGCTCTGCTACTTGAAATTTAGAAATATTTAATACACCCATAAGTAACTTAGATGCAACTTCGTCACGGGTTTTAATAAAAGGCCATTTGCTATTTTTTTGACGATTGGTTATTTGCTGAATCTCTCCAGTCCACTCGTCGTAATACACAAAATAATTATGCGGTGGCTTTTCTTCGATTGCTGTTTTCAACAGCGGTTCGTAAGAATCCGATGATGTCATCTGTTAAGAAACCTTTGTCTTGATAGTGAATAATTCCACTATTGATTACATTGTTTTCCACCATAACTTTATGTTTGTCGGTATACCAGTAATTTAAAATTTCTGTCCATTCCGACGGAATATCTTCATGCCATAAGCCTTGTGCTACAGCATTAAAGTCGTAAAGCATGTTTGTTGGTTGTTTAATTTCGTCTTCTAAATCTAATAAGTGTGTAATTAAATTACATACAATGTTTTTGTCAAATGTAGGTGGCTTTTTTTCTTTAAAAAATACATTGTATACTTCTCTCCAATTTTGAAAAACAGGGTCTGCCATTTTAAACCATTCTATAGCAGTTTGACTATCTCTTTTAAAATATATAAAGTTAAAGTATAATTGTGGAAGGTTATACTGTTTTTCTATTTCAAATCGTTTACGCTTATCACAACTAACGTTTCGATAGCTCTTTGCTGTATCACTAACTGCAAAATCACAATTACTATAAGTATCCCACAGTAACTCTATGTTTGTATTTTTAACTATAGTATCGTTATCTAAATAGATAGTTTCTTCAAAAGGACTACAGTGTATTAGTTGCCACAAGTTAGATCCATGAAATCCGTCTTTGTGTCCTGAGTTACCAAACGGAAGTTCGACAATATAATCAAACGCATCGTAATATTTTCCAGGAACAGTGTCACTTTTATCTTTGTCTACGATCAAACACACTTCGCTGTTAGGATCTGATTGTTTAACACTAAGCGCAAGTGCATAACTATATTTTACTTGATCCTGTTCAGTATCAATGCCTATTGTTACAAAACCTCTACTCAATATTCAATGCTCCCCTTAGTCCTTGCCAAATGCTGTCATTATGTCTTGTGATAGCACGTTTATTCATCATATGAATGTTTTGATCTTGAAATCTTGTTAGAATATTTTTCCACGGCTCACGACGATTATGACTTAAAAAGATCCAGTCGTTTAGTCCTTTGACTTCAATTAAATCATCTTTTTGATCTATATTCAATAGTGGCAGATCAAAGTCATGTATAAAGTTATCTTGATTAAACCCGTTTAACATGTGTGTAGCAATACTTACACAAAAGTCTGTTCTAAACAAATTGGGAGGGAATTGATACAATAATGAATAATAATCCCAGTTCTCTTTTACATGTGCCCATATATCAAAGAAAATTTGACTTTCTTCACTGCGATCAAAATAAACTGCCGTACTCCACCAATGATGTATGCCGCCCTCGTTTAGTGTTTGTTCGTTTAAATAAGGAGGTCTCCATTCAGGATAAACTGCATTTTTATGCAATGCAACAGGATAATCGCTATCAAAAACATAGTCATAGTAATTGTTCATTATGAAATAATCACTATCTATTAGTAATGTGCGTTCGTAAGGTGTTAATTTATAGATGTTGTTTTTATTTTTGTTACTAAATTGAGCATTAAACTCAGTCCATGGACTATCTAAGTGTTTACGTGGATTGTTCTCGTGTACAATATCTTCAATAATTATTTGATCAAAGCATGCTTCGTGTATTCGAGTAGGTACGCTTTCTTCGATCCATGCAGCGGTGCCAACATCTGTTATAAGTGTTGTACTATTGTTTTTCATATTTGCTTTTACATGAGCGGCTGTCATGTGAGCAAATTGCACATAATCTAATTGATTGTTGTTATATGCAATAATACAAACGCCGTTGCCTTGTTTTTCTTCTATCATTTACCAATCCATAAGTTTTTTAATATTTCTAGATTTGTTAATTTTATCAATTTGAACTTTGTATTCGTTTGACGCTTCTGTGTAGCTTTCAATTAATGTATCTAAAAAATCTTGTAAATCTTTAACTTCTATTGGATTTTCTTTTTGATCGACTATAACAGCACTTTTTTTATTGCTGTCAATTAGTGCTTTAACAAATCCAATTGTTTCTGGATTTGCTAAAAAACTTCCATTACTGTAGTGTACCGTTTGCAATATTTGCATACGATTTCTAACATTTCTTTTTTGGGTACTAAGTGTGATTCGATAGTTTGCAAACTCAAGTGCTTTTTCGAGTCTCTCATCCATACTGAGTTTCTCCTTATAATTATATACTACTATAACTTATTTATGTGAGAGTTGTCAACCGGTTTTAAGCATCTAAATCAGGAATACCTGTACTGCTAAAATCATCAAACACTGTAACAACTGGGTCTGGAGTTACGTCAAATGTTGCTCCACCGTAGGTAAGAATGTCAGGCATAAGATAGCTAAGTGTACCGTTAAGTTGACCGTCCATGGTTTGATCAAATACGCTATCGTCTAGTACTGCTTTAAAATGTACTCTACTACCGTTATTACTATACTTTCCGTACAACTTAAATTTTAGATTTTGATATTGACCATACTGGCTATATCCATATCCATAACTCCCGTAGCCATATCCATAGCCATATCCATAGCCATATCCATAGCCATAGCCATAAGCTGATCTTGTTACACCTGCACTTGTGAACAATAAACCTTCGTCTGCTGCTCCGCCGTCGCCATCGCCGTAATGTTCTGTTAAATCATAAAAGCCTTTGCCTGCAGGAGTACCTGCTGTTATACTTTGGCTTTGAATAATATTATCCCATGTAAAGCTAAGAGTACCCATTTCATTAATAACGTCTGCCCAGTTATAATATCCTGTTGTGGTGCCTCCTGCCATTGTTAAGTTAATACGTAATTGTCCGCCACCATTAAAGAAATAACGTGCATGATTGTAATCGTCAAAGTCCCAGTACCATTCACCTGTTAACTGATGTAACCAAGGTATAGTTCTTTTCAATGGACCTCCACTTAGTGGAGTTGCTACTAACGCACTTGCATTAGTAGGATCAACTGTTGTGTGTGCATTATTAACTAGAATGCTATTATAAAACTTATCATTTACTAAGTTTAAATCTTCTGCCCTAACAGGTGTGTTAGGAGTAACTGCTGTTCTTCCTGTAGGAACAGCAAATACTAAAATAGTATCAAATATATTAACGTGATCTATACTGGTATTTGTGCGTTCTACTAGATCTTGTAATCTAGATGCTGTAATCAATGTTCCTGGAGACAAGTTATCAGTAACATTGATAGCACCCCATCCGAACTTGTGTGTAGATTTTCTATTTGCATCGGTAACAGCCGCAGTGGGATACTTGTCACCAAATACTTTGTTGACAGTTTCTGCTACATCATTGTAATGTGTAGCTTCTGCTAACTGGCCCACATTTACTGTTACAGACGGCATTTACTTCGCTCCTACTACTACTTCTATCTTACCTATTTCATCGGTATCTTTGCTTGCAAGAGCTCTACCTATTACCTTTCTGTAATCTGATACTTCAGCAGGTGTTGCTCGTCTTGCCGCTCCTGGTACTGTACTACTTACCAATCTATCACCTTTGGTAATTTTTCCAATAACATTACAAGGAACACGCCCTGCTAGTGCTACAAAAGGATGTGTTTCATCAGCGCCTGCGCCGCTATTCATTTCAAAACCAGGTGCAGTACTAACAATACCAAATACATCTATATCTGCCTCTTGTAGTGTTTGTGTAATCTCATGTGTGCCGCCTAATCGTACAACTGTGCCAGCTTCATACGGCTGATCACTTGCATAACGTTCTGCAAGGTCAGCATACTCTGCACTAGTTGCTGTACCTCTAAATTTATAGTCAGTTGTGCTATTCATATTGATGCCAGCTTGAATAACATTAAACTGTGTACTTAGTGCAGTTACGCCATCTTCTAAAAATTCTGTTGCAGCAGGCGTCCACGCAGTTGTGTCGTCTACATGAATGGTAACAATTTCATTGTCTACAATAGTTTCAATCGTCCAGTGTAATCCACCTAATGTATCTTCACGTATACGATATTCAATACGTGTTGTACCTGCAGGTGCACCAATCGTAAACCATTGTCCATCATATAACATAAGTCTACTAGTTGACGTATCGTACCAAAGTTGTCCTTCTGTTGGATTAGTTGGTGCTGTACTGTTGGCAAAATTTTCCAACAAGTGCAGTACATTTTCGTTGAGCATTTCACCAAATCTTGTGTAGTTTTTACCAATTAAGGGTAAACTAGTACTAGTATCAACTGTACCGTCATTTACTACGATTGGTGATTTTCCGCTGTCGCTATAATCTATTGTATATGGCATCTTAATTTCCTATTATAAGTCCGCAAATGAACTTCTTATCCTTAGTGTGTATACTACTTGAATTTTTCTGTTTAGACTTTTCTGAACTGGGTGAAAAATCACATGAGTCAACAAATCGTTGTTGGCTGTATAAAGAGCTAGTTCATCAAACACGTATGTATCATTCATATCAGTTCCAGTATCTTGTAAATCTTGACCTACCGGAACACCGTAGTCTAATGTACAAGTAACAACAACATCACTGTAGTTGTTTGGACTAGTATGACTTGCGATTGTTTGATTGTCTGTAGTTCCTGTTACAGTCTCGTCTACACTTTGACTGTAAGTTTCATTATACAATGCGCCGGCGCTTGTACTAGTGTTAGTAGCTTTATAAGTTACTGCACCCAACCCGTCAATGCTGGTTCCGCCGTTTCCAAAACGCATAGTACTAATTTCGTATGTACTTGTAGATCCGCTACTATTAGCTAATAAATTAGCAATAGCAATACTCATATTTTCAAAATTCACAGCATTACGTCTGCGAACAAATACTTCGCCTGATTGAGGATCCCAAATCTTTATATGTCCTTCAACACCAATCAACGGTGTTTCAATTGTGTTTAAACTCATAGCTCTTTTCCATTTGTAGTATTTATATCGATCCTTGTGCTGCATTTCTAATGAAAGCATGCTCTGGTGTAATTCCTCCAGCAGGATCAGCTATGCTTATACCGCTGTCGTTGTAAGCCATTCTCAGGTTATCTCCATAATGAGAGAAGTGTGATGCGGTTGGAATTATGCTTGTATAACTTGCATGTTGCACCACTGCGCCTGGTAAATGTTCTTGTGTACTTGTGCCTAATGTGCCTCTTGTACAGAATAATAAGTTGTCAGTATCTTTAGCACCGTACTCAATACGTTCGCTTCCAATCCAAACTACGCCATAATCGTCAAAGTTAGCTAAATTAACTGCATCAACAGCAATAGTAGTATCAGTTGCTGATATACCGTCTGTTAGTGTTGTCTTTTTAGAATCTTCAATTACAGTACTTGTATGAGTAATATTTGGCTCATACATATTAATTCTGAACGATCTTGTGTTTGGATTTTCAATATAACTAACGTTGTTTGTTTGTACCAATATGCTTATGTTTTCTGTATAATCTGTTGGATAAAGTTCTTCACACCATCCTTCTTCGTGAGGTTGGTCAAACTCATTACCATTATATATGTATTCCAAGTTTGTGTCAAGAGTAGTAAAGGTCATACCATCTATGTTTCCTGCAGGCGTACTTGTAAAGTCGCCTCCTTGTAACAATGTGTCACCTGCCCAATTTCTTCCACAGTGTCTGTTGTACACCATAGTAATATCCATTGTTCTGTTGAGTTCTTCAACGTCAATTTCATTTGCTTCAGCATATGTTGTACTTTCAAGACTTTTGTGTATTTTGGTATGGAACGGTTTGATATAATCAAAGAACTGTTCTAGATTTTCAATATTATAAATCTCTAAGTTTGACTTATCAAGTAACAACGGATGACTTACTTTTAAATCAACATATGTTGTCTTAAATGCAAAGTCGTCTGCTGTGTTTTGTGTTATCGCTTCATACAAACATTTAAACCAAAGTTTGTTGTATTTGATTTTATGTCTACCTATAAAGATATGTTTTCTTAGTAAGTCAAATAGTTTACTAATAACATTGCTGCTACCGCTATCCCAAGGCAGAATATCAAACGGACTTGCATCAAACCCGTGCCCAAATTTACTTTGATTCCAAATTTCTTCACTTAGTGCAATTGTTGCTTTTGATTTCCAAACAAGCACCGGACCATTAGCTGTCCAATAGTACATTTCTGGTCTGTTAATTCCGTCTGCACTTGGAACAGTTTTTACAAGTATATAAGTTCCTATAGGTCTTTCAGTAATATTTTGGAAGTCTGCAAAACGATCTACTGTTTCGTCTGCTACTGTTGATAAATCATAGCTGTATGTTATTCGATCTGCACTATCTCTTTCTACTAAACGCCAATCTACTAAGTTCCAATATGGATTAATGTCGTATGTCACATTACCATTTCTGAATGTTGTTCTAAACACTGGTTCCCAATTAGTAACTTCGCTTATAAGATTTATTTCTGATAACAACTCATTAACTGTGTATGTCCAGTTTTGTCTAGCAGAAACTAAATCTCTATACAAACTTTGTCTTGGTCTAATTAAGTGTCCATATCTGTTATATTCATGTAGATTTAAATCTGGTATCATTTGTCCACGCCACACATCAATATCATCTTGTTGTGTTTCTGGCGGCAACTCATAATCGTATATCTTAGTCCAATAACTCATTGCAGTATCTAAACTTGGTTGTTTGTTTAGATTAATTCCGTTTTGAGATGCATTAAACAAGCTAACATAGTAGTCATTACCTTCTTTAACAACTGTTTCCGGTGAGTATACAGTTGTTGCATTCCAGGTACTGTAACTAAATCTTTGTTTATAGTTGTTAAACCCTGCTAAACTATCGCGAATCTTGATATGTAAGAATTCAGGTATAATACTGTCAGGATCTCCATCAGCAATCATTGTCCATTCATTTAGCGGAGATGCATTGCTTTCATAAAGTGTGTTAACTTGAACCACGCTGTTTTTAGTAACAAACTTATCAATATTAGCAATAAACAACAAGTCACTGCCGCTTCCAGCAGCCCATGTGATATCAAATGCTTTAGGATCTTCTAAGAGTCTTCCTAATTGATATGTATTATAAACTCTGTTACCAGCATAATTAATTTTGTTCTTAACCCAGAAGTAATAATATGTTTCTGTTTTGCGGCTTCTAGGATTGTAATAGCTTTCTTCGCACCAGTTGTAGATATTTTCGCCGTCAACTGTTACATAGTACGCTTCACCACTTGCAATTTTGTTATCAATAACTATGCCTTGGTCAACTGCTATTTCCCATTGCTCAGGCAGCACTGTACTACGTGTCCATTCATACACGTCAACTGTTGCTCCATCGAACAATCTACCCCAGTTGTTTTGTTGGTAATCAACACTGCCTTGTTCGTAATCTAAATAAACCGCAGTATTAAGATCCCACCAACGTTTACCTACTTGTGCGCTGCCCCATGCTTTTTCTGTTACAATTTCACCATCAATGGTATTGTAGTTATATGTTGCAACGTCTGCTGTTAAAGTAAAATCAATTTCATTGTCTAAGAATCCAAGTATAATACCTTTTGCTGGATCCCATGTTTCAATTGTAACAATTGTACTTCTGCGTTCAGCGTCATAAATTTTTACATTTTCGATTAAATCATTACGTGCTTGTCTCACGCCGCTTCTAACTTTAATCCAATGGCCGTTTTGATTTCCAGCGACATCTGTCCAATTTCCGCTCCATTTATATACTGCTGGAACACCATTGCCGTCATTGTCAACAAATACATAAATTGGCTTTTGTTGATCGTTCTGTCTATAGTTTTGGAAATTGTATTTGAATACATTATTAATAGTGCTATTCATTTCGTTTGTTAGTGCTGAATAACTACTAAATCTTACGTTGCGCAATGGGTAAATGTTTCCAGTTCCGCCTTCTTGTTCGATGTATTCATCAATAAAAAACTTAGTAGGATCAGTTAAGCTAACATCAGTAACACGGTGTATTCCGTCAATGTTTGGAACAGTAGTACTACCTCGGATCAATACATAATCGCCAACAACTAAGTTGTGTGCTTGTGTAAGTGTACTAGGATATCTAGCAACTGTAATTTCTGCATCATCTGCTCTTGTTATACCTGCACAAGCTCTTGCACAATACATACCAAAATCCATAGTTTGATAAACTGCATATCCTTGATTAAAATTACCTTGTTCACTGTTGTCTGCAACCCATATACTAAAGATGTTTGGATCATAATCCATTTCTCTGAATACTTGATTGCCGTCACTGCCTACAATAGCATTAAACACATTACTGATAATTGTTTGTGTAGCACTGTAAGTTTGGGCTGTTAACCCTACTGTAGCGTTTGCTGTGCCAGCACCAATTGCTAGTGTACTGTTAGTACTAGTAATTTTTAATCTATTATTAGCATTACTTGCAGATACACCAGAGATGTTAGCAAGGTTAACAGAGTTAACAATATCGTTAATATCCAACGAAGTACTTACAGTTGTGGTCGTAGTTGAAGCAGGAACAATACCAGTTGTTAAACCAATAACACTATTTGCAGTACCTGCGCCAATAAACAATGTACTTAGGTTACAGTTTATTTGTAATAAACTAGGATTGTTAGCATTAGTTTGTGCAGTAATACCTGTTATACCTGCTGCGTTAATTTGATTAACAACATTTAATAACGATAAGTTAGGAGTAGTTGTTACTATGCTAGTAGTAGAATTAATAGTTTGTGTGGCTGATGCAAAGCCAACGGCAGCGTTACTACTTGCTGCGGAGATTGTTAAACTAAACGCTGCACTAGGTGTAGTTGTAGTCTTTGTAATTTTTAGTCTACTACTGTCTAAGCTAGCTGTTATGTTTGGAATTCCAGCTGCATTGATCTTATTTCTAATATCTAATGAACTATAAGTTTGGAATGTAGTACCGAATGTAGTAGTAATAAACGTACTAACACTAATGCCTGCTGTCGGATTAACCACTAAGAAGTTTTTAAGAGCAGTAATATATTGCCCTTGTGCTGTAGCAGATTGTGCGCTAGATATATCGCTAGCAGTGATTGTTGCAGCACCTGATATCACATCCAATGCAACATAAGTTCTATTTAAACTATTGTTTATAATATCTACATCATTAGTAATTAGTGTTGCTAATTCTGCTGCATAACTTACAGAGCCGCCGCCGTATTCAGTTAGCAGGAAGTTTACATTTAATCCTGCATCGCTTGAGGCAAAGTAATTAGTTAAGAATGTTGACCATCCTGCAAGAGTATTAGCATTAGTATATGCACTTCTCAATGCTTCTAGTGCAGACAATCTAGCAGTTGCAACTGAAGTTACGTTTGCTGTGCTATTGTTAATTAACCAACTTGCGTTAAATGCATTTTCAAGTGCATCTAGTGCAGTGATGTTTGTTAACGTTGGTACAGTATCGTCGAAGTTAATAGCAGTACCGTCAATAATTAATTGCGCTGTTGCACTACCTTGTATAGTTGGATTAGTTACTGTGCCAATTTTTTCAATTGAATTGAATACAGTTGTATTAACTACATTAGTAAGTGTAATAGTTTGTGCAACTCCGCTAGTTCCGCCAAGTATTAATGTTGTGTTGTGTGGAACAACATCAGTTGAAAGCAAATCATTTGACCCTGTTACATTAATAACACCTTGTGTTGTTGCTATCGCTTGCTTGTTTAATGTAACAGTATTACCATCAATTATTAATGTTTGCCCACCAGCTGGAATAACAGGCAAACTAATTGTACCTGTAATAAGGATAGGATCGTTTGGACGCTGTAGTCCGCTAGAACCGTCAGGATCTAACATTGCCCATGTACGACCTTGATACAAAACTTTATCATTAAACTTATAAGAAGTTTTGTTATCCCATTGTAAAATGTTTTGCCAATCGCCATAGAAATTATATTGACTTTTTGCTGGCACTGGGAACACTGTAAAATCTTCTCTATTAAGCACACGATAATCAGCTTCTGTTGTTAGCGGTAAGCCAGCAGTAATAAAGTCGTTTGCAAAATCTTTTTCTTCAAGTAACGTTGTTTGACTGTAAGTTTTTGGATTTCTTGTTGTGAAATTATTTCCAGGTGTACCAGTTACTAGTAAAGGACTGTTTGTATCAACATCAATTGTAATATCTGTTAGCACATCAACAATTTCTCCAACTGAGAAACGCACTGGCTGCGGACTTGTAGTTAACAAGTCTTCTGTTAATTCAAATTCAATAGTGTCTCTACTGCGCACATCACCGTAGTCTGCTGTACGTACAGCCCATTGTTCATATACATTTGCTGTAGATTCGTTACCAAACAAGTTATGATTTCTAGCAAACGCATCAATTGCTAATCTTGTACCTCTGTATTTTTTAGTACCTTGAATAAATTCAAATGCAGTGTCGTCATCTAGTTTTAAATTCTCTGCCCACTTTGGTTTATTATATCCACTATTAAATCTAGCAACATCTGCAATTTGTGAATTGCTCAGTGTATTACTTCTGCCATAATATTGATCTAGTTCTCTAGCAGTAGTGTCAAAGTTTTGTATAACATCGTTATTACTAATTAAATAACCTGGAGCAGTTAACTTACCGTTCCACTCTTTAGTTCTGCTACCTTTCCAGATTATCTTTCTGTGTAGCTGACCTAGTGCTGGATCGTAAATTGTATCATCAAACTGAGTTTTGTTATCAAATACTACTGCATGCTCGACAGCTATTTTGTACATTCTTAAACCATACAATAAACCTGTTTCGTCTTTAGCTTTAATCTCTGTTACAGTTTCTTCGTCAGTGGTGCTTAGTGTTCTGTTAACTAAAAGTTTGTTAATCAGTACTTGTTTACCTTGTTGATCAATAGCGTTATACACACCATCATAACGTTTAGTTAATGTATCGAAATATCCAACTTTGCCTTCATTAATTTGGAATATGTCATTGTTAGGAATTAAGTAAAGATCAGTTGTTACTATTTCGTTAGTTGCCCAAGTAATAAAAGATGTAGCTACACCTCTCCAGTTAGTAACCCATCCCTTAGATTTTAGATATTCACCATATCCTAATATAAACTCATATATTAGTTGCAAGTTGTTAATTTCTGTGTTGTAATTTAACGTAGATACAACATTGTCAAATCCTGTATAACGATATACGTTTGTATTATCTACTTGTACCAAGATCTTTCTGCTTCCATGATTCGACTTATAGTAGTTAAACAGTTGTTTACTATTATCAAATCCTGAAATTTTATAACCGTTATCAGTCTTAGAGAATTTAATTGCTCCAAAGAACACTTCGTCAATTGGCTTACTAGTATAGAGAATAGTGTTGTGACTTTCTTCTGGTACTACAACAGATCCTTTGTCTTGGCTACTTTCTAAGATAAATCTCTGATTTGAATTTATAAAGCCTCCAGTTTTTATCATAGGATTGAATTCTAAATTTTCAAATCTTTGTTGTAAGTTAGCTATATCAACATTGTTAAATCTAGAAAATTCTACAATTGCATTACTAACACCTGCAAAATATTTGCGGGCACCGTTTACTAATTGTGCTTCAAATTTAGCTGTGCCGTTACTTGCAGTTATTGTAGGTTTGTTATAATATTCTTTACCAGGAGCATTTACGCTTACTGCAAACACTTCACCATTTTTAATATAAGCTGTTGCAGTTGCACCACTACCAAAGTTATTATAGATAGTTAAACTCGGAGCACTAGTATACCCGCTGCCACTGTTTAAAACTTTTATAGATTCGACAATACTATCTTCGTATAAACTATAGCTTAGGTTAGTTTGTTTATTATTACCTAATAGCTTAGTATCTTTAAACATATACTGAGGATTATCTAAATCATAAATGTCAAGCAGTTGTCTTAAATTACTTTTGAAATAACTGTTTAGGAACCAAAGTGGTCTAACACGCAAAAGCCCTACAAACTGTGTAATTTTATATTCGCTTGTTTTCTTCCATTGCGCTTCTACAGGACCCCAATCTCCAAACACAAAATCTTTATTTGGATCTGCAGGAGTTGTAACTATATTTGCAGTAATAGGATCATTTAACACACCTGCTGTAGTAACTAGTACATCATTTTGCCAATCATATTGAGGATAAGCAAAGTTTCTATCATATTGTTTGTAACTGCTACTTGGATCATTTACATGTCCGTATTGTAGTGCTACTAATAACGCCGCTCTTTCAACAGGAGAAGTCCAACTATAGTTTGCATCCCACCAAGTTGGTTTTTTGTTATAACCAAACATTTCCCAAGGATGAGTATGTGGACGGTCTGTATTAAAATAATATGTATACAAACCTCTCCAGCCTCCAATGCCAGGGCCTACATCACTATAGTTGTAAGTAAATGGATCTGCAATATTAAAGTAAGTATTGCTTTTTAATTCAGTAATGTTATTACGAACTTTCCACGAATTAAACTCTTGTTCTAGCGAAACAGTTAAATCGTTCCACGTAGTAGGAGTTTTTCTGTGTGCGTTTGGCATTATAGTTTGATAAGTTGGCACTGTATCAGCACTACTTTGTAAGTTATTATAAATTCTTAATTCTAAATCCCAAATTGCAGCGTCTACAGGATCAAACCCTACTGCATTTCTATTGTACAGTTCAGTTCCAATTCTTGTATGTTCACTACCATCGTGTCCTATAATAACAGTACTGTTATATTCTGGTATAAATGGACGGACTAGTCCTAGTTTAACAGAACTATTTGGAATATAACTAATAGCATTTTGTGGATACCAACGTACATGTACTAGTGCAGTGTTAGTTGATGTATATGCTATTGGACGAGTAATCGTAAGTTGTGCAGGAGTTAATGTATATTCTTCATTTTTTATTAAAGAACGCCATATTTCGTTGCCCAACCCGTCATCTTCTTTAATCCAAACTTGGATGTGATTTTCTGCATCATCATATGTATTAACAGATTTAGGCAAGTCAATTACAGGTGTCATTGTTGTTGTTAAACTGTAATTTTCACTAACATAATCTCTATACATAGCCATGTTACTGTTAGCAAAATTTCCTTGTACATTTTTACCAACATTTAAATCTAATAGAACTTTATCTACTAGTTCATGTACCGAAGTATCCATATCTAGTACATTGTGTAGTTGTCTTGCTTTTAAAGCAAATTGACTTTTAAATCTTCTATAACTTTGCGCACTGTATTTTAGAGCATTGTATGCATCAGTGTCTGTATCTAAACTTAGTTGTGCTAATAGTTCTGTGCTAAATGGCTGTTGTCTGATAGTTCCGCCAAATTGGTGAACATGTGGAAGTTTATCATAATTATTTGAACCAAAGTAACTTCCTGTAAATCC